GATAGTGGAGATTTTGAAGCTAGACATGTCTTATATAAAAAGGAACACTTAAAAGCATTTCTTGGATTATTAAGTTGTCATAAGTCCGAGTTGTTGTTTAATGAGTCTGTAAGAAAATACAATCAACTAAAAAAAGGAAAAAAAAATGTATAAACAAAATAAATCTAATAGTGATTTTTGTGCTTTAACTTTGTATTTAAATCCAACAGGTAATCAAGCACCTAAATATGAATATAAAGCAAATTCTGAAAGTCTATGGACTTGTAGTTTAACAAAGAAAAAATATAAGCTATCACAACTAGATGAATGGTATAACACAGAGGGAGTAAAAAAATTTGTTGAAAAAGGTTATCGTGGAAAGTATTTTGCTAAAACACAACAAATTGAAACTCCAAAACCATACGATAAAGGAGATTTCCAAATGGTGTTAAGTTATATTATGATTAAACCTTACAAACCTAGTGCTAATGTAGATGGGATGAAAACAGTAGGTCAATCTATTCCCCAATATACACAACAACCAATGACACAGGCTCAACCATCTGCACCAGATTATGCTGTTCCAGTTGAAAAAATGAACGATATGGATGATGAGATACCATTTTAATTATGATAAATTAAAAGAAAAATTTGATGTATGGTCTTTGTATCATAGAGAATATATAGTTGGTTTTATAATAGGATTAATATTAGGTATAGTATTATTTTAATTATGTTAGATTTTGATAAAACTTTTGAAAATGAAATTAAATTCTCTAAAGATGATAGAGGTAATCAAGATTTAACATTAAAAATAGAACAATTAGAAAAAGAAAATTATCAGTTAAAAAAAGATATATCTTTTAAAATTGAAGAAGTGCAAGCATTATATTTAGAAGTTAAATTAGTTAGGAAATTAGACGAACAACATCAAATGTTAAATGGTAAATTAAGATGTGAAATAGAAAATGCTAAAAAGGAAGGTGATAAATTAATGATTAAGAAAATAACTAAATATGAAACTGAAAATCACAGATTAAGAAAACAAAATAAACTTTTAGAAGAAGAATTAGAAATGATGTTATTACACCCATGATTTTATTTGGCAAAGTATTACACAGAAAATATAGTACAATGATATTAAAAATAATTGTTACAATATTTGTTATAACAATATTTTTAAATTTAGTATCTTGTAATAAACTAGAATTTAATCCAGTAACAACTACACTTAAATATATAATAAAAGAAAGTAAAAATGAGCAACCTATTAAGTAATAAATCTTATGAAGAATTAGAAAAAGCATCGACTCAATGGAGTGAAGCACATAAAAAAACAATTATTTTAGAAGATGGTAAAAAAGCTATGTTTAGTAAATTGTTTCTTAAATACAAACTAGATACCAAAACTGTTATTGAAGCTGAACATAAAGCTAGAACAGATAAAGAATATAGAAATATTGTAGAACAATATGCAATAGCTGAAGAACAGTTAATAAAATGTCGCTATCATTACAACAATCTTGATAAGTATGTTAGCTTAAAACAATCAGAGTTAAAAAGAGATTTAGCTTTGAGTAGTAAAGTTTGATGAATTTCACTAATGAGAATCGTGGTTTTTTAGCCCCTTTGTTTATCAATTAGTGAATAAAGTTATTAGCGAGAGTTAATAATTTGGATGGGTGGTTTGCTCTCTCTACCACCCATTTTTAATGTCTAATAATTTCTAAAAATTTTAAATTTGTTTTTTCAGTTATTGGGGTTTCAATATATGTGTAATCAATTAATGATACATCTTCATTTTTTCTAATATCGTGAATAGTTTTTAATAATTTAGGTTTATTAGGAATGGTATCTATAAATTTTAAATTAATAAAATGTCCAAAATCATTATATACTGATTCAAGTTGAAATTCTGCTTCTATAATTACTGCGTCTATGTCCATCAGGACATATTACTTCTTTTTGTTCCTGTTTAAAACCTTATCTGTCATTTTAGTAGAAAATGTTGCAGTAAATACAATAATAACTAAATACCAAACACTATCAGGTAAATCGTTTATAATTCTAACCCATTCTTCAAATCTATCTCTTGTACTTTCAAACCAACCTGTACTTAACATAGAAATTAGCCAAATCATTAATATTTCATCTTTCCAACTTTTATCTTGGCTCTTAATTCTAGTTATATCTACATCTTTAGCCGCTTCTATTTCTGCGGCTCTTATAGTTTTAACCTTTTCCGCTTTATGTTTAAAATGATCGCTAACTTTACTTACCGCTAATTTTGTTAATGGATTATTTAATAAACTAAAAATCATAATTATATATTAAATGTAAAAAATATTAATGTTGCCCAGTATAGCACAAGAATTAAATCTATTAAATAATGAAATTTCATTTGTGCTTAATATTCCCTTTTTTTTTGTTTTGCAATAATTCTTTACCTAATTCTGCATAATGGATAATTTTATTATATTTTTGATCTAAAGACTCTCCTTCTTTGTCTCTTAAACAATACTTTAGAATATTAGCATCTATCCAATTCAGATTATTTCCTAGAATTATCTCTATGGGTTGATATTTTAGAGTTTTATAGTGTGATCCACCAGATTGCTTATTAATCGCTTTCTGTGTGCTTCTGTGTTGCTTTAAACGTGATTTAAACCATTCTTTTGCTTCTCTACTAGACAATTTTACCTATCCAATCGCCTTTTTTGTTAATTACCATAGGAAGTAGTCTTGGAATACCATTTAATATAATTCCACAACCTAGAATAAACCTTGTCTTGAAATTTTTAGCATAACTAAAAGCCATACTTTTTTGATTGATTAAACAACCTACATTCATGCCAAAAAATAAATTATCTGGATTTGCCCAATAGCTTATAACAAATTTTGTATGATAATGTCCTTGAACTGCACTCATACCCATAGCTTGACTGACTTTTAATATGTCTGCACTTCTTCCATGTGTAAAGAAACATCTTTGACCATTAGACATTGTAACAGTTAAATCATCTACCCATTTCCATTTTCTAGTTCCTAAAAAATCTCCATAAGGTTTTAAGAATTGTTTAGACATTCCATATTTTAATGCTCGTCTATAAACAAGACTAGAATGGTTTGAATCTACTTCTGTTACTTCTGGATATATATCTTCTAATTGTTGTATGTATTCTTTAGCTTTATCTAATTCATGTCCAGCAGAATATAAATCTGGATTATGTTCGTGCATTGAGATAGCATGAAAATCTAATAGATCACCAATATTTATTATTCTATCTGGCTTAAATTCTTTTTTAATTTCTTTTAAAAATGTTATTGAGTCCTTATGTTGATAAGGAAGGTGCATATCAGAAATGACAAGTATTCTTTGATTCTTCATACAATTATTACTTGTACTTGTTTTTGTTGGTTTTGTAAAGACTACAAGCCTAGAATGGTAATTATCACATATGCCATAGCTGTAATTAATGAGCCTGTGCAAATTAATAAAATTTTTTCTAATCGTATTACTTTATTTTCTATTTCATGAATTTTATCATGCGTTAGTTTCTGCATGATACGACATAGTTTTTCGTGAGATTCTAATTTCTGTAATGCGTTTTGTTTAGGCATTAGTATTTTTTTTTATTTTTAAGATATGCTGCATGACTAGAGCCTTTCATTAACTTGCCATTAGGCATTCTATGATAACCTTTTGGAATTTTTTTAATTTTCTTTTTAGCCATAATATTTTCCTATTAGTTAGTTAGTTTTCCACCTGACCATTTTGCATCAGGTAATCCGTTTGTAAATTTAAAACCATCAAAAGTCAAAACTTGTTTTCTATTTGAGCCATCTTTATATGAAACATGAACCCAACCTGATGATGGTTCTCCAGTATAATACTCTAAAATACATTGATCAAAGTTTGTGTGGTTAGTGAGCCAGAGAGCAATAGCCAAATTAGATACACCAGCTATTTCAAAATCAGCTGCTGCCGAACCATTAGCACAAGTATGTTGTGAATTTTCTGAACTACCAATGGCTAGACAAAGTTCTTTGCTACGATAGCCACTTGTTATTGTAACTGGTTTATCAAACTTTATTCTTACTGGCTCTAATACTTCATAACAAAGATCGCCTAGACTTTTAATCTCTCCACTACCAGCTTTATTAGTTATACCTTTTCTTGTAGCAGTTTGGCTTT